ATAATCTCTTTGAACAATTTGGGTGGAAAACGAACAGCGATCTGTTTCTTACCATCGCCTCTGACTATTCCAACTGGGTATTTCATCTTCTGCATCTCCATTTATATCTTCCTACGTAGACTTTACGCATACCATGAGCTCTACAGATTTCCGATCGCGCTGGTCTAAATCTAGTTCTTCTATGGGGTCTTTTAATCTCTTCTTCTATCTGAGGCGCAACCTCTTTTACTTCAACTGTTTCAATGGGTTCTCTAGTGATTGCAATAGTTCTTACCGTGGTGATTTTCGGAGGAGAGACTATAACGTTGCTCGGTGTGTTACCCCATCGCTCCTGAAGTGTGGCGCGTATCTCCTGTTTAACGATTGGCTGTTTTCGAGGCGGTTCTTTCCTGACGAAGGTTATACTCCAGGAAATAAGAGTGGCAATGAATACCGCAACGATGGGGTAGATAAGTTTTGTCAATGTGTTCAACCTAATTCACTTCCGTACTTAGGGCGTACCAGTCTATATCTTTTTCGACGTAACTATCTCCAATCAATTGGAATAGCATCTTACGAGCATAAGCAGATGTAAAAGCAGATTCCTGTTGAAATAGAATGGAATCTTCAAAGTTCTTATCTGCAAGATGTGTTGCTGCCCATCGCGCATAACTGGCTGCCACTTCCTGGAGATGGATAAGTAGATTGCAGCTATCTTCTTCGCTCATTTCTTTTCCAATTCTTGGATCGCCCATTCGATGTCGCCAAGTGTAATTTCTTGGCGACCGTTAAGTTCGGTTTAAGATCTCTCCATGGTTTTGTCATTGATCTCCCTTTCGTTACATTGAAGTGGAAAGCGCACCGACCGCGTGCGCCCGCGCGAGTATTGCGTGAGGGTGGTCATCCTTAGCCCACTCGTCACCCCACATGATCATGCGCTCGCGAACAGCATCAAGCTCACGAAACTTTTCAGCAATTTCCATGACCTGAGTTTTAGTGGCGCCGATCTTTTTCAACGCAGCGGTCACTTCGCGTCTTAGACGGGCGATCTTCTGGCTGCGGCGTGTCTCTTTCATTTCACAACCTCTTCCACTAACTCATAGACTTGGAACGTGTAGACTGTATCAATTGCTAAGCCATCAGACGTCAACTTGTGGTGGCGAAACTACAGTTTTCCCACTGAACATCATAGCTAGTGCTGTTCGATTCTTCGTCCCGGTCTTAGTATAGGCCGTGTGTAGCCACATCTTAACAGTTCCTTCAGCAACACTCATCAGTTTTGCTATCTCTTTATTAGACAGCCCTTTGATGAGATGCTCGACAACTTCGCGCTGACGCGGTGATAATTGTCCAATGTTCGTAAGAGGACAATCATGACACGGTCTCTCTATTGAGCCCATGACAAATCTCCCAGCCTTTGTCTCTCATGTTAAGTTTCCTTTCGATACATACGCCGCCCCAGTTTTCGTGATTCTTCGTGAGATAGACCTTTTATTCCAACCTGATTGGCAGGTGGCATGCGCGGATGCGGAAAGTGAGTATCTTTCCATAGGTGGAGCACATAAGGGTGATTGTTGATGTGGTCCTCTTTAGGCACATGATATTGAATAACTAACTCATTTTCTTCCCAAAATAGATCTTTAATGAAACACATTTCTTCCCAATTCGGACATCTTCTTTCGGTGCTCACACTAACATGTTCCCAACCGTGTGCATCCGGATGTTCAGCACCATTAGATATGATTCGTAATGACGTACCGCAGGGACCCATCAATTGAAATGCTCCTGCCAGCGCCGATTTAGGATAACTGTAGCCTTCGAGACGTGCTGTTTTAAGTTTCGTCGGAATAACCCTACGCATGGCGTTTATTCCAGTTCGCTGCTGCTTCAACCCGACGCGCATAGCCAATTGAGTTCGTGTATCCGATTGGACATTCATCCTTGACATCGCGGCAATAAACGTACCACGACGCCAAGTCCCCACTTTTGTCATGTTCGAATGAACAAGGTGAACCGCAGAATGGGCATGGTAATAGTTCGTCGGGTTCGGCTTCGATGATTACCTGTTCTGCGGCCATAGACTTGTGCTCCGTTAGCCGCACAGTATATGTAGATCTGCCTGTTGACGCAAGCTTTATTTTTGGAGGGTGGCTTTTACCCACCCGGTAAACCAAATCCGAAAAGTTTCCCAATCGATCTCTGAAACCGTTTGCATCTGATGACCATCTGGAAGAGGCATCATAGTGTAGGTTCTAACTCGCCATGGTTTTTTATTCTGTCTATAGATAAGAACTGGGATCGCATTGTCTCGTAGGGCAGAGACCTGGCATTGTTTCCACCAGGTGTTGACGTTAAGAGTTTCCTGGCGTTTAACTTCGACTGAAAGACCGTAGCAGCCAATTAGATCAGAACCACCAATAGCAGTCTGTATCTGATTGCGTTGAATAGTTTTCATGCCGAGGAGACACTCTTCCTGAGTGTGGCCTAAGTCTTTCATTGCAAGATAGATACAGTAATTCATTGCATCTGCGACCTCGCGTTCTCCTGTCTTTCCTTTGTTGACAATATGAATCATTTGCTGGTGCCCTTGCGTTGCTAGCTCTGTGTTTTGATGTGTACGTAGGCCGCAGCGCCGTCGCTACAGTGCGTTTCTCTAGCTGGCCTGTGCTGCTGTGACTACTTGTTGATCGGGGGCTACAGCCGGCGGCTGCGCGGCGCCAATATCGACTAATATTCTCTCTGCCTCTGTGATATACCATTCATAGTTTATGTCGGCAGGAAGAGAATCTGGAAGCACCATTAGTTCCCGAGCTCCATCAGAACGAGGTACTTTGTTACCTGAGATAACATAAACTAATTCCCCCTCGACTCCCGTTGCATAATACCATCTGATTGCACGGCCGACATATTCGTTCCCAGCGGACTGAACCCTCGCAGCGCCTCCGCGTACATTGCGGACACTAACAAATTTCGTTATATCGGTGCAAGCTCGAATTGTGGTTTCTAATGGAATTCCCTTAGTGAAGTAATCAATCACTGCATCTAGACAAATAGTTGCTGTCGGATTCTTATGCAGTTTTTGTTCAGGTTGTTCTGGCTTTGCATAAGCCCCTTTCGATTTGATCTTTCCATCTTTCTTAATCGCAATATAATTATTTACATCTCGTGAATAGAGAGCCTGAAATTCAGATCCCTCAGTCTCAAAGCGAGTATCGAATTCCCAAGCTTTAATAATCGAATTCATTGTATCTTGAAGAGAGCGAGGGCACTTGATCACAATACCATCTGTGTTAGCACTGACAACACGGATCCCTGCAAGCTCTAAACGTTCGATAAGAAGTAACAATGTTAATTGTCCAGTCAGTGTAACCTGGAACAGTAGGTCTGGCGAATAGATAATCGAGTGCATGTTGCCTAGCTTACCGAACGTTCCATTGACAACAATCTTCAAGGATTCAGCAACAGCTTTATTTCCCGCTCGTTTTGCTTCGATACGTTTGTTGACGATTGCGCGATACACAGTAAGGAATGGATCACCTAAATGATGTGGTGTCAACCCAAGATTTAAAATAATGAATGGATAATAAGATGTCACGTCTTTATCTAACAATATGAAATCATTATCGCTTATGTGAGCAGCAGTTTGTTCAGAACTATGTAGACCCCCGATTCCCATGCGATACACGGAACCATTCATGTTTATCGGAAGTTCTTTAATCTCTTTCGGCATTGCGATCGAGCCGGTATAGTCGACAATGAACTCGGCGTTCGCAACAACATTCAAAGCATATTTCATTAAGTCGGATTGGAAATTAAGATAATACGGAACCTTGTATTTGTAGATTGTACCAATTTCGACTTTAGGTCTGGTTGGGAAACGTCCTGTAATTCTTTTGAGTTCTTTATTGATAACAGCTTCTGCAATCTGTGCGTCAGATTTCGAACGTAGATCAACACCAAATTCATTACTCAATTCATAACGCAGTTCAATCTGTTCCTTTAAGCACTCTCTAAGAAGTTGGGTATTAAGAGTATCGTTTACGCAATACCAACGGACAATGATAATCTGGTCTTCGCTCAGAACAGTATCCGGATGGAATGGAAGATCCTGCATCTTCTTTGCATGGAGTCTTCCCGCATACGTTTTCAGACTTGCGAACAGTGGAGCAACTTCAATTAAGTCGATATGATTAACACCGAATTTCTTAATCCTGTATCTATGATGAATCTCATAAGGACTCACATTGAATTTGATTAAAGCATCGGAGATCTCTTTTACGAATTCGGTTGACAGACCTTCACAGACGCAGTAACAAATTGTCAGATCGTATGAGATAGAATTGAATCCGATTGTAAGACAATTCGCCATGATCCAACGCAACCCATGTTTGTATTCAGGTTGCGTAGAATCTAGATAGAAAACTTTACCTGACACCACATGGGTAAATACAGCGAGGAAGTAATTCGAGAATACTTCTACGTCGACTATAAGTTCTTCTTGCTTTATAGATATATCAAGCAGTTCTTCATAAGTCAATAGCTCGACTGGGAATGCCCGGGCTTCTTCAAGTCCGGGCAAATGATCGAGCCAAGTTTGTTCAGGAGGAGTACGCTTCTCCCGTTGGATCTTTTCCTTCGGGGGAGGAGGCCGATCATCCCAGAACAGACCTTCTATTGGATTTCTGGGCATCGATTACTCTTCTTAAGGTTGTCCAGTGCTGGCAAGTATTGTAAGTTAATCGGCACATGAAGTCCACTAGAATTTTTGCCGTTCAATGGGTAGATATGATCGACATGATACCCAGGAGGACACTCGGCATAGATTCGATTTAGTTCTTTCCTGTGCATGTTGGATAACGCACTATCGAATCTTTCTCTACGAATGATCTCAGTATTGTTTTTGTAAGCTCGGGCTAATTCTGGATTGCGTTTTTCCCATGCTCGCGTTGAAGCTATCTTGGTGAGCCGACCTTCTTCGGTCTGCCGCGTATAACTGTCACGATTACTGATTCGACGGCACTCGCTGCAATGCCCGTCACGGTCACGCCCTAAGACGTGACCGTATCGTTTGCAAGGTTTCACCCTAGAACAGTACGAGTTGCGTCTTTCAGCTCTTGAACTGCTTTTGAGTATTCTTCTTTAGACATATCGTACGCTTGATGTGCCCGTTCCAAAGCTCTCTCATCCGCAGCAAACTTCTTTCGAGCTGCGATCAGATTGTCCTGGATAGTTCCGAGATCAACTGACTTGGTCTTGAGTGCCATTGTATCCTCCATTGGGTTTATGATTTATCCACGCATACCAACAATCGCACCACGCAACTTTTGTCCAAAAAACAGAACTGGTTGTGGATAACGTGTGAAGTCTGCTGTCTCAGCGACTCCCTCGAGTAAGCGAAGCATCTTAATCTGATAGATTCCTCCAATGCCAAGACCGTTAACTTCGTAGCTGGCTCCTGTTTCTTCATCCAGATGAGTCTGGAGAACCCCATCTTTAATATGGATACGCGTAAGATCATCTGAGAATGCAGTTAGATTATCAAGCGCAGGATAGAGGCGTGGATCAATTGGAACTGGTTCACATTTATGATCTAACACCTTGCTGATGTCCGGCCACTCTGTAACGTAGAGTTGAGTACGGATCCATCTACCACCCGGGTAATGAAAGGTGACAGAGTTATTATCAAGTTGGAGGTGGGATGGGGGTTCCCCCACTCGAATCACTTCTTTAACCGCCGACCCGGGAATGTTGACCACAAACGGGATGTCGATCGCAAGCCAATATTCAATCACGCAGACGTTGTTCGTTGCGAAAGCGGACTGACCTCGTAACAGAATACCATTGGTCCAAGGACGAGATGCATCGTTACCAACAAAGGCGCTAATCTTTTCGAATGAGTCAAGTAATGCTGATCCATCGATATGAACAATGTTACCCGACGGCTCTGGATGTGTTGCATCGGTGTCAACGGTCTCAACGAAGGCTTTGAAGTTACCACTCTGTACACGAAGACGTTTCTTCTCAGTCAGAGTGAGAACAACTTCCTCTTCACAGTTAGAGATTGCACGAACTAGAGTTTCAGCCTTCGGTACGCATTCCAAGTCCAATGCAATGGGACTGCAGATGGCTAGGTTACCGTTGAATGATCGAACGGTTCCTTTCTCGATACGGAAATGAGTCATTGCGGGAACAAAGTCTTTCTTAGCGACCGCGCCTTGCACAAAACGAAGTTCTTTTAACATCTAGAATAATTCCCTTACTCTACCTTTGTAGATGCCGCCGTTAACTGCGTCGACCAAAGCGTTTATAACACCATACGACCAGAGATTGTAAGCTGCACGAGACTCATAAACGGTGGACAACCGTTCGTAAGTGAAACCCATATCCTCAAGGTGCTTGAAGATAACGTCTTGTTCGATCGGAGACAAAGTTGTGGCGTGCTGACCAGCGTCATGTCGCTGCGGGCTCTTCGAAGAGACGTTAATCGGACCCCATTGTGGTGTCTGAATACCACCGAACGCAGCAGTCTGCACCCAAGATGATGAGTCGCAGCTATACCAAGGATATGCTTCCATAATTGGAATAGAAGTAATTCCGAATCCGTGTACTTTGATACGCGGGCGACCACTGCCATCGACTAGATACTTATCCCAGATTCTATCGAGCCATTTCATAAGCTGTGTAGATGAAGCTCCGACCATGCCGCCTAATGTGATGTATTCATAATTCTTAACATAGTGCTCAAGATAACGTTCGTCCTCACCTGAATGGAAACAAGGCAACGGACGGACACCTCGAGCTTCCATCTCGCATTGGTTGCGATATGTCTGAAGTGGGTCGCCAATACCGTCGAGTACAGACGCCATTACAACTCCGTCTTCGACGCGTATGATATCTAAATTGCGTTTGATGTACTCACAGTATTCGGCAACCGAAAGATCTACCTTGAGCGTGTAAGCAGAGAACGCTCCTGAGTCAAGGAACACCCGTACTTTATCTTCGCGCATGGCGTCGACAAACTTTTGCTTTCCGACGTAATGATATGATTCTAGAATGTGCGGGACGGCATCAACTAACCGTTTCTCATTGTCAGTCAAATTCTGATAACGACCGGAGTTACCTCCAGCTCTATATCCGTTGGTGTAAATGGCAGCTAGATAGATATGCATCCGATGACCCAATTATTTTGATCTTCTGTCTGTACCAACTGTACGCATAGCTTCACGTTCTACTATTAGAGCATCTCTTTTATCAATATCGAATTGGGAAGGAGTCAATTCGATATTCATATTTTTCCAATTGAATTGAGTTGCTCCACGAAGATGTTTACGAACATAGATTTCCATATCGGGATCGTGACGTTTTTGTCTCCAATGATTAGTAATCCAAGTCATTAACGCTTTACGACGATCTTTACCCTCAGGAAGATCACGAACTCGAAACATATCTTTAATACCAGTCGGATCGGTAGCAAAACGAATTGAAGGAGTATCTTTAAACGAAAGTGAAATTGCCCATTCATAACGTTGACTTAACGCGACTGCAATGGATGCACTAACAACGTGACCTTGACTATTGTTACTTTCTCTCAATCTTTTGAATTGTTTTGTAGCGTCTATCCAAGAATTATTGATCCATGCAAACAGGTCTGAACCAAAGATTAATCTACCATCTGATTCAGTAGCATAATCTAAACGAATCATGAATTTACTAAACCGACTGGCGTAAGGTCGAGCTTCTTTCATATTAATGGTTTTGACATTAGCGAGAAATAAATCACCAAGACGACCTCCTTTCTCAACTATTAATCCAACATCGATTGGCCAGATTACATCTGGAATGCACTCTTCAGGACTAAACCATGTCTTATTACGAACTTCTTCTATCCCAAAACCCAATGGTTCTAATCGTCTAAGTTTACTTAATTGTGAAAAAGAAAGTAGATCATTTCTTGTTTCAGCTTTCTGTTTAGGTAATTCCTCTATGATCTTAATGATCTTAATAGCAGAGTTGTAAATCTCATCTCTAGTCATAACCATAACTGCTCTCCGTTGATATTATATTTCTATTTCATTCCTAAGAATTCAGAACGAGCGGAGTCTTCGGTCTTAAACACACCACGTAGAGCACTCGTGACAGTGTAGTGTCCCTGTTGACAGATGCCTCGCGACTCCATGCACAGGTGACGGGCCCGCACTATAACGCCACAACCCAGAGGGTTCAGTGCTTCACTAATAGCGTCTGCGATCTGACACGTCAGGCGTTCCTGTACTTGCAGGCGGCGGGAGTAGATCTGTAGTAACCGCCCGAGCTTACTCAATCCAACGATACGTTTGTGAGGTAGGTAACCTATTGTCGCAGTGCCAAAGAATGGAGCAAGATGGTGTTCGCAATGGGAATAGAAAGGTAGATCTTTGATTACGACCATCTCATCTACACCTTCGGACCCATCAACAAAGGTTTTGAGAACACTAAGGGGATCCATCTCGTAGCCTGAAGTCCAGAACTCCCAAGCACTAGTTACACGATCTGGTGTTTCGATTAGACCTTCTCGATTTGCATCTTCTCCCTTGATATTCTTGAGAACAGCTCTGAACGCTTCGCGCAGAGTCTCGGCCATGCTTTGCTCCGTTGTGGCAATTATAAACGGGATGTTACGCTTTTACAAGTAGATTCTGCAAGAATAATTTGATATCTTCAAATCTAGGTACAATAGTCGTGCAGTGAAATTTGAGCCAAGGTCCAACAGATTTTTCAGTTGGATTCCAAGCAACGATTGGAATCATTAGGCTGTGAGCGTAAAATATTTCCATCGCAGTCCCCCATGAAGGCATATCAATTAGAGCAAGAACTGCATCGCATGACTTAATAGCATCAAGATCACCCTTGACAAGTCTCTCTACAGCTTCTTCACTGTCTTCGTCGTCGATAAATAATTCGATCTTAGTTGGATCAATTACTTCCCAGCCTTCTGGCATCTTAGTAGCGAGTTTGCGTCTCCATGAAATTGGATCCGCTACATTTCGTATGGGACCTGCAAGATATACTTTCATGAGTGATCTACCTTGACAAGTCTCCACTCTGCAACCCATTGTTCTTTTAGTTCACCGTTATTCCACCACGATACTTGAATCGTTACATCGTGAGGGTAGAAAGCAAAGCCTATCACAAAGGCGTTGACACTACCCCCATCGATACGTACTACATCTCCGAACGTGAACTTGCTTTCGAGCTTCATTGTTCCTCCATAAAGATTGCAGAGTTAGCACCATGCTCACATACTTCAACAGACCGCATACGCACACGCGGATAGTAACCATTATCGACTAACCAGATCACAGCGCATTCATAAATCATCTGTGCGAACGCTTCGCACCCTGTGGCAGGCACGATAGTTATCTGGGCAAGCCCAAGGCCTGCCATGATTTCAAGAGCAGAACGATGTGGATCGTCTTCAGCAATCAACAGGCGATGATCAAAGGTCTTTTCTAACCAACCCTTGAAGCCTTTCAGGCTACCAAAGTCAACAACCCAGTTGCGATCATCTAATTCTTCTGCTTCAAATTCAATACGAACGGAGAGAGCGTAGCCGTGGAGAAATCGACAGTGGCTCTGTGCTTTCCATTGGCGGAAACAAGAGGAGAGACCTATCTCATGACCATAGGTTTTTGTTGAGATATAAGTCATTCATTCCCCCTTTGAATTAGCGTACTGAATGACCTCAGATATCTTATTGATCTCAAATGCAGTTCGTCTCATATAACAAGGACCACAGGTGCCGCAATGTTTTGGACCTGCGCGATAGCAACTCCATGTGAGGTGCAATGGCGCACCTATACTATGTCCAAGAGCAACAATCTCATGCTTCATAAGATTGCCTACTGGCATGATAACTTGAACTCGTTTTCCATCGCCAACTGCAAATGGAAGCATTTCATTAAATCGATTAATGAACTCAGGTTCGTTGTCAGGGTATGCACCTGCTTCTTCTAGATTATTACCGAGTACAATTGTATTGATTTCTCGAGCTTCGGCAAATGCAGTTGCGAGGGCAAGCATCACAAGATTGCGAGCCGGAACCCATTCATGCGCAAATTCGGCCCCTGCTTCCCCACCTGCGATTTTACTGTCGGCTTGAAGCAATGGAGAATCTTCTTTTCGATAAATACCCATTGGGATAAAATGTAAGGGAACACCAAGATAATTTGCTACGTCCCGAACTGCATCTACTTCTGGTGTCTCTGCTCGTGAACCATAAAGGAAATGAACTAATTCAATCTCGTAACCTTGAGATTTAGCTTCTGTCGCTGCAACAACGCTATCCATTCCACCGCTACAGATAACAAGAGCTTTCCTACCACAAAGCGGTATGCGATTTAGACGCTCAGTATCGTTAGGTCCGAATGCCCAGATTGAATAAGGTTGAAGCATCTGAGGTGTCATATCTCTTGGAAAATATGCTTTCGAGCTTGCAAAGAAGATTCCATATTCTCGTTTGGCAATCCAGATAGGCCTATAATTACAAGCAGCAAATATCAGATAGGGAAAATCATCATGTGTTGCTAATATCGCGTAGCTACCTTTTAACTTTTCAATAGTATTTTTGAATATCTGTTTTGCGTGAACAGAATCTGAAATATGACCTGCGGCAGCAAGTTGTTCGACAATCGCAACACTGTCGATACCAGTTGTGGCACCCTCATCTGTCCGCAATTCTTTATCGTTTGCGATGGTTCCGTTGTGAACAATATTCCACTTGTTGAGCGAATAAGGTTGTTGATCATATTCGCGTTTGTGGCGTACGAACTCCGTCGTGGGCTCAGCACGAAAATTACCAATCATGGCTTTAGTTGGACTAAAGATATTTAGACTAAAGAATTCGTGTTCTGTCTCCCAACCTGTTGATCTTATAATCGATTTATTTTTATGACCTACAGTAAGACCATCTCTGACATAATATCCCCATCCATCGCGACCGCGTTCGAAACTTTCATCTCCAATAAAATTTAGAATACGATTAGAATCAAGACGTTGATATGCAGTTGCATTCCAAATGAGGGCTCCCATGATTGCGCACATCTTATTCTACCCCAAGATATTTATGGATCTGCAATTGTAGCTTATAGCCGAACTTCATGCAAGACTCAGTTACGGCTTTGATATTCCGCTCATTGTGCGCGGGATCCTTTGTATCCATTGGTTGGAGATAGATTGGTTTGTCCCAATCAACGGGAGGTCGCGCAAGTTGCGGATGAGCAGTGTGGCCGAGGGCGCGAATCGGAAGACCGTCTTCCGGATTCATACTGTCTGCATCGAGAACATATTTGAGACAGAGCGCCTTATCTAAAAGTATTGGATTGATACGTCCAGTCTTTGGACTGCAGACGATATGGACCCCGTGGAAATGATCGATTCGAGTATATATTGAATACTCGTAATCGCTCGGAGGGAGAGTTCCGTTACTCTCAACCTGAACGAGATGTCCAAATGCTACAAGATGCTCAAACAGATTAGTCAGATTTTGCCTGAACGGTTCCCCACCCGTAATAACTACGAGACCTTTCGGTAGGCTCAGTGAGTTCACATACTTTGCAACGACCGAAGGATGTGCAAGGCGTCGCCCCTGGGTATATTCGGTATCACAGCCAGGGCACTGGAGATTGCATCCAGCGAGCCGAATAAAAACGGCGGGGAACCCACTGAAAGGTCCCTCGCCCTGGATGGTGTAGAAGATGCTGTGGACGTCGAGCAATCCCTCAGGATGCTCAACCGACTTCTCGATTGCCTGTTGATTTAACATGTCTCTCTCCGGGAGGTAGCCCCGGAGGCGAATTCCTCGGGGCAGGTTTCGGCGAGACGTTAAATCAGGCAGCCGGCTGCGTTTGCGGTGCCGCAGTCGGGGCGAGCGACGGGGTCGGCGGGATCATACCGGACAGACCGTGGAACTTCTTCCACCGCGGGTATTCCGCTTTGACGTTGCCTTCGTTCAGCTCGCTGCCCTTGGACATCGCTGCACGGATTTCCGCCGCGGCGACAGGAGCGCCTTTTGCCTGAGACAGCTGATCGAACAGCGCCCACGCTTTGCCGCACTCGCCTTCCGGTTTCGGCCGGCGGATGCCGTTCTGCTCGGGCTGCTTCGCCTGCTCCTTCTGAGCCTGTTTGGCTGCCTTCGCTTCGTTCTTGGCGAGCACTGCCGCAGCCTTGGCGTCTTCCTTGGCCTTCTTCTCGGCCTGCTTCGCTGCCTTGGCAGCTTCCTTGGCTTCAGCAGCAGCGTTCTTCTCCGCCTCCTTGGCGGCCTTGGCAGCTTCCTTCTCTGCCTTTTTCGCTGCGGCTTCCATCTCCTTCTGTGCTTTCACATCCGGAGCCTGCTCACCAGGGGCGACTGCTGACGGAGGGGCAGCCCACGCGGGATCGGTCTGTTGGTTCATGTTGGATCTCCCTACTCTGTGTTACAATAGAACATACATATTACAATACGCCGCAGATTGCAAGGACGATTTTGGCTCAATTTTAGCCGAAATAAAAAGACAGAGCGGAGAACGATCTCCGCACTGTCTTGTGTTGTATCAATTAGGCAGCCATCTCCATCAATTTCCCCTTGACCTTGTCCTTCATCTTGCCGGCTTCGCCCAGCCAGCTATTGAACAAGCGGGAGTCTTTGGAGTTGCCTGCCATATGATCGGCCCAGAACGTGACACCATTCAGAACGCCCCAGCCATTGCCGGGAGTCGCACCAGGCGCCTTTTCAGTTGCCCAAAGAACTTTCTGCAGCCGTGCGGAGCGTGCATCCGGCTCGTTGATCAGTTCCTCGATGTTGTGCTCGGTGTTGTTCGGCAGCGCAGGCTGAAAGAACTCTGCCAATACGCGGACCGTATCGTACTGACTCATCTTCAATTGCTGCAGAGCCAGGGAATCCAATTCCATCTTGGCAACTTCTTCCTTTACCAATTGGACAGATGCCTTGGCGGCAGAGGTGTCGAAGTTATAGATGTGGCTCTGACGATACTCTGCGTTCTTGCCCTGAACCCCACCGGCCATCGCTAGTGTATTGGCGCACACGACACGAACCGTTGTGGTTCGAACAGTACTCGCCTTTCCAACTTCGTGTGGTGATACCAGAAGGATATAGGCTTTCACAGCGTCTCTACCTGGAAGTATGAAGCCAGCAGAGACGCGTGCCAGTGCCCAGATAATTTTTCCACCGCGCAGCGAGCCGGCTGTCTCAAGTGTACAGCCACCGACGTTAGTCCATTCCCGAAAGAACTCCATCGCATCCTTGTTCTGGAAAGGACGCCAGTTCATGCCAGTAACGGTCAGAACTCTCTTGTCCGTGCTGCGAACCAACGCCTTACGCTCTACAGGCACTTGCTTTCCGTCGACGTTGATGAAACAGGGAATTTCTTCCACTGTCCAGTTGAGGCCAGAGGCAACGAGCATCTCGTCGCAGGTTACTTCACCCTCGACGCGATTGCCGAGACCGTGCCATGGAACTTCGTGTGCCCAGGCCATTGTTTCTACTTCGTGCATTTTCGTACTCCGTTGTTGGTGTAACGTTGATAGGAACTGTTACTGCCCCACTATTAATGCACATATCTTCGCCTCAATGCAAGCATTATTTTACCTCAAGAAAAGCCAACGCGCAATGAAAAGAAATATGATGAGAAGAACGAGCCAGAGGAGAAACATCATTTTTCCGTCACCATTGTAGTCTCTCCAGTTTCCAGTAACCATAGACACAACGTCTACCACCACGCGAAGGATCGTGGGTATCGTGAATGACCCCGTCGATCACTGCGGTAAGATGCTTGCTGACGGACACCACTAGTCCCCCGGAGGGTAATTCGTTTGCCCGCAAATGAACTCTACAACCAGATCCAATAAACATAGTTGGAGTCCAGATGAAATTAAGGCTCTCCATGTAGCGTTTGAATAGAACACTCGTGGTATAAATACCGTAGAATGCGCTGTGAAGACCTGCTGTTCGACGACCCTTAGTCTTGGGCATCGTAGCATTAATCCATGCCATATCACTATAGACTTTAGAATACGGTATATTCGTGACGATTGCAATCGAACGGGTAACGCAATCACCTGCTTTGCCCGTATAGCCGTAGGCGGCGCGACCCCCATCGTTCCTGATCCAGTGGGACATAGCTATTTCCTACGACTTCTGCGATTATTAGCCTGTTCCTTTCTTGTTGCCCATCGAACATTTCCAGGTTCATAATTTCCATCGTTATCTATCCGGTCCAGTGTGTATTCTGGACCAGGACGGCGTCCAATATGAGCAAGGAAGGCAGGATAGTTATTCATCCATTCATCGCAGACTTTGATACCGCGCCCTCCCCATTCTTTCCATCGAGGTTCATTAGGATTGGTACATCTATCTTTCATTCTACACCAAGCGATAAATTCAATGGTTCCTGTATCACCATGTGTTCTATGTGCAGACATGATAGCTCCAATTATATTTTATGGTGCTCCAATTAAGGAGCACCATAAAATATAACAGCTTCTTAGTGGTGGTGCAAGCCGATTTACGGCTCGTTGGCTAGATCGATCTCCGAATGATTGTCAAATTCGATTCCGATCTCAGCTGGGAATTCGATAAATACTTCTTCGAGTTCAGCACTTTCCCAGGCGCTAAGCCAGGCGTCGACACCCGACCCAGTATCGCCTTCTTTCCAATCGTCAGACTTGTCTTCAAAATCTGAACGTTTTTCTTCAGCAACCGTTTCGACGAATGAACGTAGTTCGTTTAGATACTTATTGTATTCGTCAAATGTCTCTTGAAGAGGATTGCAAAGTTTACTCATTTCCTCGTTATAGGTATTGATAGCCGTTGTGAGTTCGACATATTTCGCAGTGAGAGCGGTCTTTAGACGTGCGAATTGATCTTCCTCGTTCTTTGTCAGTTTGAAGGCCATTGTCTCTTCTCCGTTAGAATGGGATTTCCGTATCTAAGTCAGTCTTCTTCAGCGTAGCCAGAGAGGAAACGATTGTCGGAACCTCGTCTGACATCTCCTCCGTTCCAAAAGCAGTGCCATCAAAACAGATAGCCATAATCTCTGGGTACGGATTCTTGTTCACCCAGACGCGAATGTGCGTTGGGTGATTGATCTCTTCGAGGCGAGTGAGCCCCTCGTTAACTGTAGTGGGAACGGGATTGTTCAACGTATCGTTCCATTTTGATTTCATTCTTACTTTCCACCAAGCTCGCGCGCGGCGTTGGGCGAAAGCATTACTGTTTTCAAGGGTTACGAATTCGGTGTACATCTTCAAACCACAATAGTATGAGACGCGCATAGAGACAGAACCACCACCGTGTTTCTCATGTCGTGCTGCGCTGATATGATCCACTTTGAATACCTTTGTTATCGGTAATTCACCTTTCAATGGGCTAATGGAACTTGCTGTCTGTACGATGTTAATCTGGAATTTAAATTCATTACCACAATGTGGGCAGACTCGAACGCTAGCGTGAACATAAGTATCGCAGACGTCGCAGAGTTTAACTGGGGCTGGGCGCGTTCCTTTCGACTTAGGCGGCTCTGGAATCACTGGGTCATTGATTGGCCCCAGGCGGCGCGTGTTACCTGCATAATCCAGAACTAAGCAATCAAGTTTGCCACTGGCTTTGATCGCAGCCATACGCTGTTCTAACGTCTCGCTGTTGAATCCAGGGGGATAGACGGGCCGGGTGCCTCGTCCTAACATCTGAACCCACAGCACTGTAGACATAGTTGGCCGCAGGACAATGATCATATCCACTGTTGGATCGTCGTAGCCAGTTGTCAAAATGTTATTATTGACTAGCGCGCGGATTTTGCCTGCTCGGAAGGCCTTGATTGTGGCGTCACGATCTTCGCGCCTGCTGTGGACGCATCCAGCAGGGACTCCCATCTCGTTTAAGATCTGAGTAATGTGTTCAGCATGTTCAATGCCTGCTCCAAACACTAACCACTTCTTACGATCTTTACCAAGATCGATAGCTTCTTTAATTGCAGCAACGGTGATCTCATGCTTGTCGACTGCAATCTGTAGATCTTTCTCTATGAATTCACCACCACGTAGATGGACTCCGTCTACGTTAAGTTCTGTCTTCATCTTCTTAGGGATCAGTGGGACAAGATAGCCCTCTGCGATCAACCTATTGAAGCTATGATAGTTTGTGATGTCAAAGCAGAAATCAGTAAAGACACTTGGATGTAGTTTCCCATCTTTATCTAAATATGGATCAGTTAGTTTCCCGTGTCCCATACGCCAAGGAGTAGCAGTAAGACCGATCACACGAAGTTTTGGGTTTATCTTTTTCAATGCATCGATAAGTGTCTGATACATTGTATTGCCGCGTGGGCTAACTAGATGGACTTCGTCAATGATGATTAAGTCAACATGACCAAAGAGTTGAGGTTGTCTCCAGACAGAAGCAATGCCGCCTAATGTGATGGGTTGTCTGGAATTCTTTTGCCCGAGTCCATCACTATAGATGCCGACAGGTGCATCAGGCCATAGCGCAATCAGCTTCTCAAAATTCTGTTGAATCAATTCCTTAACGTGAGTCAGCAGCATGACTTTTTGGAATGGAAAGTTCTTAAAGATACCTTCGAGGAAACGGGCATTGACAATCGTCTTGCCACTGCCGGTAGGCATTGCAAGAATTGGATTGCCAATAGAATGGGTTTCGAAGTATGCCCATATACTATTGACTGCTTCCGTTTGATATTGTCTGTCGATAAAAGGCTTCATTTGTAGTGATCCGCTATCTTGTACAGTGGGCAACCTATGAGCTGCTTTTCTGTACTTAGTATAGCACATTGAGTCGGGTGAGTGCAAGCCCATCGTCCTTCGGATTGGATTTGAACATATTTGCAAGTGCGACAGTTTCTGTCAGGTGCTCGTTTCATATGACAGATAGGCTTGTGTTCGCACCAGGTACATTTCCAGAACCCTGGCGAAGTACTGAGCTTAGTTGGGGGCGTCGCAGCTTGTATCAACTTCTCGCCTCTCTCAATGTACTGATCTGCATGCTCAGGATTGAGAGTAAGTATCTCGATATAAAGATCATCCGTGTTCTTATTGACTGCCATATAGAGACAGCTCACAATACCCATCTTACGCATGTAGATTTGTGCTTGAACAAAGTGTTCTGGTTTTCCATCGCGAACACCTTTACCTTTAAAATGACCTTCGCTAGCTAGATATGCCCGCCATTCTTCAAGCTTTCCTGCTAATTCGATAAAAGATCTTTCGTTATGAGTTTTACATTCAAGAAGAGTGGGGCTGTTATTATAATGTGTGACCCCGTCACCACTTCCACCACCGTGACCATCTCCAAACTGAATTCGAAATTGCTTTCCTTCTGCGTCTTGTTGATAGACAGGCATTCCAACAGTGAGTAGCATTGCGATGAAACGTGCTTCCTCAATGTGCCCACGATTAAATAGACGGAGCATACGACCTTGGTGCGCAGCTTTGGTAGCCCATCGAAAACTGTACCATACGGCTCGGCCACAGTCATGCCCGAGCTGAGAAGCTCCCATGTGGCTTCGATGAGACTCCTCTGTGTCCCTGTATGCGTCCGACATGTGCGGAAGTACCTGACCTAGCCAACCTCTGTATGCAGCGCCTTGATCAATCGCAATAGCTTTATCGATAGCAAGACATAGATCACGAGCAATATCAACCATTAAGATTTATCCTTATTTAAGATGTCCTGAATAGCTTGTTTCAATTCTTCATTCGGTGCAAGTAGACCATAATCAGTCTCTCTCCACCAACGTTGTCGCAATGCGAGTGGAAGTTTAGACCAGATTTCTTTTGTCATTTCCCAACTCATTATCCACCTCTATTGAAAAATAGGGGCTCCGCGAATGGAGCCCCTTGAGTTGGTTACGTTCAGTTACGAAGGCTGCCTGGCCCATGGCGGCTGGGCAGTTTGAGCAGCAGTGACAGCAGGATCTTGCGGCTGTTGAACAGCCTGAGGAGCCTGTTGAGTCGGAGGAGGCGCAGCGAACCCAACGGGCGCGGACTGTTGTACCGGTGCCTGTTGGGGTTCGGCCTGCTGTACAGGCTGCGTCTGCACAGGTGCCTGCATCTGTTGCGGAGCTTGCTGCGGAGGCTGTCCCCAAGGCTGCTGAGTCTGAGGTTGCTGCCAACCACCGTTTGGAGGAGCTGCCTGTTGTTGCGGAGGCTGCTGGTATACTCCGTTCTGCTGCGGAGCTTGCTGCTGCGGAGGTGCCCAAGTCTGCTGTGGTGCTTGCTGAGGTGCCTGTTGAGGCGTCCAGCCAGTGGGTGCTGTTGCGGGAGCTCCCTGAGGTTTCGTTCCGGGTTGAGCAAGAACACCAGGGACCACATAGTTGATGGGCTTGTAGCTCTTGATCTCCGACTTGTCGTCGTAGACACCGTTGGGGTCCTTGATGGTCTTGACACGTCCCTTCAGCGGGATGTTGTGGAGTTGCTGAGTGTCCTGAACGTAAGGCAGATTGAGAGCGGCACAGATTGCACTCAGTTCGCGATTCGCAATCTCCATTGTCTGGATGTTGGTATGCCGCATGTTCAAACCAGTGAACACCTTACGTCCCTGGTGTGGTCCGTCGATGATGGAGAATCGAAGAACGAGACGCAGGTGGTTAGGGTTGCCGTCTTTTGTCGGCATCGCGTTAGATTCGTCGATGATGAAGTTGTACCAGCCTTCAGGAATGACATCGTTGTCGAGAGGTGTAAACTGTCGAGCATCGAAGTTGAGCTGCACCATTAGATGGCTCCTTTACGAGTTGAGGATCTTGTTGAAGATGTAGCCTAGATTTGGAGGCTCCATATTTGCTAGAGCTCCACTTCTATCCTTTGCTTCGAATTGAAGGTCAGGTTGCGTCTGCAGGAAACGAAACTCCTGCTGAGTCGTTGGATCTTTCCCAACCCCAAGACGAAAGACTTCGTCAAAGAAGTAAGGTAACTTCGGTCCAAGTTTAGCGCCCGGCATCGATGGACCATATTTAACGATACCAGATAATTCATCTTTCGTCGGCTCCATCTTTGCGGAGACGAGCACATTCTTACCCTGGAGATCTCGGAAAGCTCTGATCAAAGTCTCCATTTTTTCAATCAGTTCCCCGTAAGCCTGACGAGGATCTTTTACTTGTCGTTTGGCATTGTTAAGAACAACTTCACCGATCTCGGTTATGCTGTCCAATCCAATGCTCTGAAAGTTACGAGCTTCTGCGCTCTGCAGACACCAGAGATGAGCATCTCGCAGATCGTCAGCAGTCTCAATGGTAATGATAGGCATGTTGTAACAGACAGATTGATCATTACCAAATAGACGTCTCAGGTTAGATTCGCGAAGAGATAGAGCACCGGACTCAGCAGAGATTAGAACGGGGGTTGGAAGTGTAGCAGTGAGAACTGTTTTTCCAACTCCTGCACCCCCGTAGACAAGAACTTTGATCCCATTGGACAAAGATTCTTCCGAAGCAGTAGAAAAGTGAAGTGCCATCAAGTACTCCTTTTTGGAATGACGATATCGAGCCCAGGCATACCCGGCTTGATCACAAGCACCTGATCGAACAAATTACGTTGCTCGTCAGTAAGAGTACGATACTCTTTGATTGCAACTTCAGGCTTCCACTTGACCAACTTCTCCAGTTCCAACTTGGGAAGATTGTGGTCGGGCAGGGATTGCGACTTTGCTAGTTCTTGAAGTAGATCGATCTGAACAGCACGATTAATAGTGTGTACTGCTTTCAGAACTGCACCGGTACCGTCGTTCAGCGGATGGCTGTTGGTACCCTCTTCTGGACTTGGGAACAGTCCAGCGAAAATAAATTGACGAAGAACGATTTCCTTGTTCTTCATCTCCTCCATTTGCTTTTTCAATTCGTACCACTCTCTAAGGTGGTCGAGGGAAACTTGCCGTTCGGGTATCAAAGTCATAGGAAGTACTCCGTTGTTAGATGGACCATACTTTATAGCATAATAAGCGATCGGATGCAAGTATCAATGCTTTGGATATTGTACCTCAATGACTGGAATACCAGCGGCGCGCGCTTGTTTCATCATGTTAGCTGTACCTGGTCCGCCTGGAAATGCGATCACAACATGTGGCCCTTCTAATAACATCTGTGCATTTCGTCTAGGCCCAGCTTGGTGTCCAAAGATATGCCAATCTGCTTCGATCTTACGATGATCAATAGCATGTTCGACAGCCCATGCGCCAGCTATAGCATCGACATGCAATGCACCACCTTCGATCAGAGTACTGATTATATTTCCATTATGATACCAATTAAGCCATTGACGAATAAAGTTAGGTCGACTGTAAAGATGACTACCGCAGACGATGACTTTCATGTTCCCCTGACCCAGTATAGATCACCTGTTGTCATTCCTTTTTCATTTGGATCTTTAATCTCTTTAAGTCTACCCAATCTACTCATCGTCTGAATTGCTTCTCTTAATTTCTTATCATCAAAATTACCATCAGTTCTGAAACAAGCTATTTGGAGCATTCTAGCTCTAATATAAGAATACGGAATCTTTCCTGCTGCTTGAAATTCTGCTGAGATTCGATAGGTAACTGCTACTCGTTTGTTCACATATTCTTCCAATAGTCCTTCAAGCTTTTTAATCTGTACACTATTTCCTGTTCCAAGATCTCCAGAAGCTTGCTTAGTCTTAAAATTATTGATATCATTCATAACAAAGCGTTCGAAGTAATCCCAATGAGCCTCAGTCACAATCGGAACATTTACATTTCCTTGCGGTGTTGGTGGAGGTGTATCTAAGATTGCAGCAAGAGTTGCTAGAACGTTGATTCGCAAAGTAGAACGAGACCACATGTGATGTTCAATATCACTACCTTTATTGTCGATAGAAAGATTATAACTGTTGTCACAATACTTTGTAAATCTATCATATCGTGCTTCAGCATCTGGATCCAATATAGCAACGATTGGAGGTTTCTTTTGAGTAAGAACCAGATCTGCAACTCGGGCAAGTATAACTAGATAATCTACAAAGTTCGGATCGATTGAATAATCTACTTTCTTATTTATATCGCTTCGTTTTCCTTTATATTCAAAAATATTAAATCGAGATATGAATCCACTGTTAAGAAGAAACGCATTGATACTTTCAAAGACCTCTGGTGTAGTGTCTCCAAGGATACTATACGCAGGAGAATGAAGAGATTGTACATTTTTAGTGGCATCGCTGTAATTGATTGCATCGGATGTTGAACCAGGATTAGATTTAGAATGTAGACCGAGCATTACTGTCATTAGACCTTGTATATTCTCATCGCGAGCATTTGAAAATCTTTTCATTAATCCACCAAACTCGCCTAGGATTTGTGCAAACGATCCCCGTGTTGGGGTGAAATGCTTTGTAAGACCTTGTCCACTTGCAAAACTTCCAAAGTGAAAAGCATCTTTGAATGTTGGGAACTTTTCAGAACAGATTTTAATCAGTCTACTGATCCCAGTTGACATTGCTTCCTTACCCATTCCAGAAGGAGCAACGACAAGATTATAAGTATTCAATCCAGAATTAGTATTGGTATTCCAACCCCGTCCACAGAGAGCTGATACCACAGTGATCGCGGCTGCCACTGAGAATTCAACATTGGGATAGATTGAACCTCTATAAAAATATCGAGCTAAGTATCCAAGGCCTCCAGTAGGAAAATCGATATGAGATACAACTTCTTCGGGATCGGGTAAAGAATCAAAATCAACCGCATGTTCAACTGTCTGAAATTGGATAGGATCAGGAGTGAAAACAACAGCTCCATCAGCGGTGCGTAAAAGAGCTTGTTCAGCTTCATATTTAGCAATGATAGCATCTGCACTGCGTTTACCAGCTTCGATATCTATCATTTCAGCTTGACGGATAAAACGAGCATGACGTAGGGTACGCAAGATATAATCTGAACGATTTGCTTTGGTTCTTTTTCCAAGCCCGGACTGACGAAATAGACGTTTACATTGATCATTCGACGGACTATGACGTACAAGATGAACCATTAGATCAAGATCACCTTCTGACTGTGACGGATGGTCTAATTCACGCCACATTCCTTGCCAGAGCATTCTTGCGTCTTCGTTCTCCCATAGCTTGCGGCCAACGTTTTCATCAGTTTCAGTCTGAGGTAACTCTTCGAGAACAACTTCATCGTAGCCTTCAGACAAAGGCATCTGACTAAGCATCTTCATCAACATGTCTTGTCTAGCTTCTAGTTGTTCTTTACGATGCAAGACATTGCCGGTACAAACCATAAATCGATTTTGGCTGTAGATCTCTACGCCATCGCGTCGTCGGCCGAGTCCAATGCTCCCCTTGCACCAAATATGGATTCCATGCCCACCGATGGATCGTTCTGTATAACTGTCAAAGTTCTTAACAATAGTTTGGAATAGATCTAGATATTCTTTTGTGGTGTTGGGCTTTACGTCAAGATCAATACAAGTAATATCTTCGCCTTCCATAATGACGAAGCCGATTGCAAGATTGTGTGTCAATGCGAGAGTTGTAACTTCCTCAAAGCTCATCCACTGCGAGCTGAGGTGTCTTGAAACAGAGGCGTTATAGAATTGGCCTTCTTTGAAAAAGATGGGATTCTTGTTGGCAGGATGAGCAACGAGCCACTGGCGCTTCAGCCGCAACTCCATGGGAATATTTCGCCATTGGAGTAGGCGCGGGTCGTCGGCCATTGATGGCTCCGTTGAGCGAACCAGAACGTGATGAATCTCTGGAGGCGGTACATACTATAGCATGGAAGCTTGGGGTGGTCAAGCCCTACATCTAGTGGTTCGTCTCTTTGATAGTCACAAGTGACTTCTGCCAGCGACCGAGCTCGTTACTGCTAGTCGAAATTTTTATCTTATGCTCATCATTAAGTACTTTCATAATCGTTTGACGAAGAGAAAGTATAGTTGGAATGTCAAAAGGTTTACCCGCAGCTTCCCACATTTCGGTAGCGACTCGATGTATCAAAGGACCAACTGAGCCCCGTCGCGCGTTAGGCAGTCGTTGCGGCCGAGGAGGGGGAAGAGGTGCGCTGATAACAATATTGGGGGCCTCTAATGTAGGGAGCCGGCTGGGTTCAAAGCGTAATTGCTTCGCAATCGCAGCCCTAATCTGTAGACGTAAGGTAAGAATTGCCTTTTCATCCATCTTTGCTGGACTAAGGGGTGGATCTAACTTCAACCAATGATAAAGACGTCGAAGTTTGATTTCGGGCCAGTGTGAAAGAGCACCTAGGAATATAGGATCATCAATTGCTTCAACTCGAGAGCTCCTTACCAGTTGAAGATGAGTTGGAAGCTCCCCTTCTTCAAATCGTAATTGATCCGGCACTGGCGCTACATGCAGGATCCGGGGGTTGACCAGGTCGAATAGAAGCCACATTATGCAGCACCTTTTCCTTCAGCAGCGAATTGCGCCTTAAGCGCCTCGATCTCCCGCTGATCAACTAAGCTGTAGGTGTATCTGGGGTCAGTCGATTTTCTTATCTGAATGAACAACTCGTTCGCCCAGATTGGATTGTCGGTTGAATGCACTATCGATTCTTTGTGTTCGAGATGATCAATCTCAACGAGCTGAAAACGTTTCATTGTCTGTACCTCTGGTTAGAGTGAATGCGGGAGTTGATGACCTTGGACGGCGCTATGATTACCCCGTACGAAGACCGCAGGTCACCTTTCTGAAAACCGACGCTCCCGCTCACCGATCGAAGTACTCTCCGCAGGGGTGGCTCATTTAACCTTTGCTGCTCGATCAGCTAGAGTCTCGTTCTCGTCGAATGTCTCCCACCAGGCCTTGAGGATTCTCTTTGCCTGGGGTTCGGAAACATCGAATTGGTTCTGTATGTACGGGACCGAGCCGAACATATTGGTCACACCTGATTCCCTCAAGAGGTCCAAGTATTCGAAGTAGGTCTCCCAGAGTTGAGGAGTAATAGTTTCTTCCATGGCGAGTTCTCCGCTGCTAGTTAAATTTTCGTCCTGAAAGAAGTAGTCCTATGCCCTCAGACATTGCTCCCTGTACCTCGTTCTCTTTCTTATTGAACTCTTGAAGAGCAATGCGTGCATCGTTACCAGTATCGTATGTACCGATAACCTTTGTGTCCAGTGTACGAGTACTGTCATTCGGTTCAAGAACGCAGATTTCGTACTTCCTGCTCACACTGTTGAGTTGAACAAACACCCCAGGAATGGTTTGTTCATCATCCCAGTACTTATACACAAAGACAATGTCATGAAACATAGGATGTCCTTTCTTCGGTCGAGTTTGAAGTCATGATCGAGTCTTTGGCCGAGTCGTTGGCCGAGTCTTCTTTCGAGGTCGAGTCCTTAGCCGGCGACCGAGTCTTTAGCCGGTTGATCTATAGAAATATTCTGTACAAAGGGAGTACGTGGATTCGTCTGCAGATAGTATAGACGCTGTCGATCGCATTTCTCTCTTTTACAGAAAGTAACACCCGTCGGTGTCAACCTGAAATTGCTTCGAACAAGGGAACTGGCTCCGCAGTTGACACATTTGAAGTTAGGCACAGAATTCACTCCGTTGTTTGTACCAATTATAGTGTAGCAGGATTCTAGGCTCGATGCAAGCAACAAATGGCCTATCGATTTTCGTTTGTATATCATGGTGCCATGCTGCGCTGCACTGTCGATATATAATGTGTGTTGGCGCCTGTCGCAAGCCGCGTCGCCAAGATCGAAAAAGATATCGTACTGAAATCGAAATCAGACATGCCGGCTGTCGACTTCGAGATTCGGTACCGTTTCGCGGCCGGAGACGAACTTTCCCCGGCCGCTTCAGAATCATATGAACGTCTGAGTGTCGTCTAGAGACAGATCAAGACTGTGTTTCACAGCACTGAAACGATCACACCAACCGCTGATCCATTGTCCATACGAGTAAGGTTGCTTTGTCTCATCATATGGATTGCCCGAATTATATCCATCTTTCTGGGCGAGCCATCCATCGAGATAGGGTGCAGATTTCATGATATTTCCTTTCAGTAAGATGCGCTGTAGATTGCACGACTTTTTTCACCTCGGACGAATGTCTCTGCTTTCGCAAGGACATCGTTTACGTCTTGGGAGATGTATTCCAAGCAGGTGCTTCCCGAGTTCGGGTACGCACGGAACAAGAACCACCCGTCCCAGTTGTGTTTCCGAACGTGGGCGCTGTAGATCCCTTTCGGGAGTTGGGTGTAGTTCCAGCTACGGATGTCCATCACTTCCTCCCTTTGATCACAAGAAGTGTGATCATTGTCATAACATTGGAAACGATACAGCTGAGGGCTGCGATACCCACCAGATTGATCGCTTCTGGAACAGTGGTAGAAATAACGGGTATATGGATCCACATATCAAGTACTCCATTGCGAGCGGGATTGCTCGAACATGCCCCATCTTTTTATGGATGGGGCATGGGCTTGCAATCAATCCATTCTGCAAACTTCGAATGAGTTATCTGGCTGTTTGATAACAACCACATCGCTCGAATACAGAAGGATTAGTTCATCACGTAAATGAGTCACCGCTATTGGGATAAGCGGTGGATCACCGGGGTACTTCAGAATGTGAGTATCAGTCAGAGTAAACTTACCCTGACCGAACGGACGCCAGCCCCCGTGGATATAGCGTTCGTTAAACTGTTCAGCTGCCTTGCGCTCGTCCTCGTTAACGAGAAACGTCGGAAGGTATGGACCAAGATGCTCTTGTGTCATCCTATGGTGCAACAGTGTCCATATCGGATGTGACATCTTAGTCTTCCAGCAGCGAGTTGACTGCGCCTTCGACTGTGCGCTCTTTGCCACATTTCGCCTTGCGGAACTCCACCCACGCCGCCAGCCGATTGCCCTTCCCGGGATCGACGTAGCCGGCGGAGGCCTTGTGTTCCTTCCACATCTCAGAGCACTTGGAAACATCAAGCGACTTCTTCTCTGCCGCGAAGGCAGTCGTCGTCAGTGTGGCGAAAAGAGCGAAAGCACTTAGGATATTCTTCATAGGTGTAGTTCTCCGTTTCGAGCTTGATTGCTCGTACATGTGGCACCGAGATGCCACATGGGCTTGCAATCAGGGCTTCCGTCTATGCGAACGGGGTCCGCATTTCTTAATCCATTTCTCTTTGTCGTGCCCGAGAAACAGGGCTTCGTCATACTCTACAATCACTATTTGTTCCTTCCGGTGTATTTCAGAACGCGCATTGCGTAGACGTCTTCGGCTTCTGCTCGATTCTCGCAGTAGCTTCCCATGTGGAAGCCGCCGTCTTGCTCGTTGAAGAAGTGAATCGCAAAGGGGCGAGTCACGTCATGTATCCTGCACATTACGATAGCGCCGGGCGCCTGCACGCCATCGCCAGCCACAGGGACCGATTTGATCACTGTCCATCCTTTGTAGGTGGCGCAGTCTTGTATTGAGTATGTCATTAGCGCACCACCTTATTGAGCGTTTCGCCGCACAGATCGACGTATGCAGCGGTGCTGTTCGTGCTGTCGTGATAGAAAGCGTCTCTGTGCGAGCGGGGTGTCCCATTCGCCAGATTGTTGTCGTACCAGTGCATAACTTCTACCTGGTTGAATTGGCAGTGAAGTCCAAGCTTGAATTCACCGCAGACCATGCGGTCGATGTCATGGAACGTAACGACACCATCATCGTGCAGCGTTGCAATGATACGTTGACCATGAACGGTGTATTTCCGTCCGGTGTTGAATGCGATCTTCTTAGACATAGCGTTCAGTCCTTCTGTTGTGATTTACCAAGATTGTTAACTAGAGTAGTCCATTGCTCTTCAGTCTCGCAGTACATTCCAGCGTTGTCGTCCCAACGCTCGTCTGTGGTGTCATAGATGTTGCGATGTGGACCATCGTGTCCCGCAAATCGATTGCAACCCTTCAGGTTGAACTTAGCGTGCGAGCACACATTAGGATTTTTAGGTCCAGCGTACCAGCCCATGTCAGACCTCCGTAGGAGTTAGAGTAACGGTATAAGCCGCCGGTAGATATTCGTTTTTGCGGACGTAGATCGGTTGCAGCGTAGGCTTGAATTTCTTCTCGCCTGCAGCGTCAACCTCAGCATACTCTGCCACAGACTTGTGCTCTTTGATGAGCTTCATAACAACTGTGATTGTAGGGCTCATAGCGAAGCAACTTTCTGTGTGGCAGTCTGGAAGCGAACTGTCTCACCAACGATGTCGTAGGGGACCTTTTTGGTGATCAGTTGCTCGGCAGCGAACTTCGGAATGTTCCAAGTGGACGCCACAATGTGGATCATCCGCTTGCGATTGTCAGAGAACTGCGCTGCATTGATCGCCCACTGAACGATGCCAGGGGCGTAGACAAGCTTGGAGGAAGCTAAGGAGTAGACGCGGGAGACAGGTTTTGCAGACATAGCGGGTAAGTCCTTCTGTTGGCAGAATGAAGCAGTGTTGGGTTCTGGACCCAAAGTAAAATGTAGCATGGATCTGGCAGTGATTGCAAGTATCAATGCGGTGGGAAAGTATGTGGAAGTAGTTGGTGGGTTGATTATATTTTGATAATTTGTGCAATGCAGCATCCGTGTCT